CGGCGGCGGCGGCGTAGGCGTCGGCGGCGGCGGCGGCGGCGGCGGCGGCGGCGGCGGCGGCGGCGGCGGCGTAGGCGTCGGCGGCGGCGGCGGCGGCGGCGTCGGCGGCGGCGGCGTCGGCGGCGGAAAACCTTTTACTGGGAACCTCTTCCCCGCCGATCACGCGCTCGTACAGCGCGGCGACGTTTCGGATGGCCGCGTGCTGCTTGGCCGTGCGCGCGTACTTCACGACGCCGTGTTCTGGATCCACCAGCAGCCACACTGCGAACCGCGGCCACACGAGCGCCAGGTCCGCGCCGACGGGGATCGCGTCCAAAAAGTCCGTGGGCCACGCCGACGCCTGGCCGTTGGGCAACGACTCGAACAGCCGGTCCTCGAGGCGGGCCAGCACACGGGGAATGCCGAGCTCCGTCTCGTATCGAGCGTGCGGGCTGTCTCCCGATTCGACGGTGCAGCCAACCGCGCAGCCCTTGCCATTCTTCCAGTAGTGCCCGTGCACCAGACGATCAGCCGCGCGATGCGCCGCCATGCGAGCGAGGTACTTCGCTTTCACCGCGGGATCCCCGTGATACGCGTGCATCCGCTACCTCCGGCTGGCGTGTGTAGAAGTGCAGAACTCTGTGGATCGCCCAGGCCAAAGCGGGGACCCGAATCGAACGGGTACCAAGGGCTCTGACCCCATGAGGTTTCACCTGAACCCCGCTCACTGCGATGTTTCCGCTTCGCTCTACTGGCTCTTCCAACTCGGGGCGGCCCGCCTGTCACCGCGGGGGGTACTGTCTCCTGACCGGTATGCGGCTCCAAACGGAGCGCGCCCCTTTTTCTCTTGCTCGGTCCGGGGCTCCCTTGGCGTAGAGCCCGTGACGCTCTCTCACGCCGCGTGTGCCTCTAAGCCCACCAACCGCGTCACTCGACGTGGAGCCCATCTACGCCAAAGGCACTACCACCCCGGACTGCAACCATTGGCCCGCGACCCGCCGCGTTCACCTCGACGCGGGACTGCCAGTCGCGGGCGCAGCCTCTGCTGTGCGCCGCTTCAACTCCTCGTGGAACGCCTCTAGCCACTCCTCGTTATGCGCTTCCACGAGCCGCGGCTGCGTTTTTGCGATCCACTTCAAGAGCCCGAGATTAAAGTCCTTGGGCGCGACGTGCTGATACTTCCCGTCCGTGGTTCCCGGAAACGGCGTGTCCCGCGTAATCACGGGCGGCTCGGTGTCCCGACTCGCCGCGGGCCGCTCGTCCAGCGAGCCCTTCGCCTCCTCGCCGGCCATCTCCTCTTGGGGCGTCACTTCGAATCCTGCGAGCGCCATCACCCAGGAGAACGCGAGCCGGCACGCCTTCGACGTGGCGCGCGTCGCGGCCATCGAGCGCCGCGCATACCGCGGCCGGTCCGCCCACACGGGCTTGCCCTTGCGGTCCACTTCGTCGGGAGCGCCGCATTCGGCCGACGCGCGCGTCAGCTCGGCGCCGTCCGCCATGCGCACCAGCGCCACCGTGGCGACGTACACACCATCCTGCGATTCCATGGCGATCTCGCGCGGCATGACGCCCATCATCGCCGCGAGCGTCACCCAGCCCTCGCACTTCACGAACTTCCGGCCCGAGATCGTCGAGTAGAGCTTCTGGTTCTCGATCACCGCCGCGAGGTGGTTCGCGACGTCGGTCGCCCGCGCGACCAAGTGCGCCGGCGTCTCGATCGGCGCGAGCGACACGACGGGCCGCGCCTCGGGCAGCACTTCGCCCGTGTAGGGATCGGCCTTGACGACGGCCGTCGTCATGCGTCCTCCGGCGGGATCACGGGGGACAGCAACGCCGCGTCGAGCCGCAGCTGCGCCGCGATCTCAAGGAACGCGGACTCGGCGCGCGCGAGGCGCTCGTCCCGCGCGTGCACCACGAGAGCCGTGGCGCGTTCATGGTCGAGATAGCGCTCGTCCGCCTTGGCGCGCTTCTCGGCCTCGCTCTTGTTGCCGCAGGCATGCTCCTGCTCGAGCGTCGCCCGTAGCGTGCGCGCCGACAACACACGGGCCGCTAACTCGCGGTTGTGATCCGCCACTTGGAGGCGCAGCTCCAGCAACTCGGCGATGAGATCACGCGTCGTGGCTGGCTTGCCCTGAGGGGCTCCTTCGCGCAGAGCGCGCTTGATGGCGGCGGTGGCGCGGTCCGTAACGAGTTCGTACATGTTGACGTTCCCGTCGGTATGCACGCGCGCAAGTTCGTCCTGCTCGCAGCGCCAATCATCATCGGTGATGTACCGATGCAGCTCGATCAGCGCGCTGAGCATCTCATGGTGCAGCGACAGGGGCTTCGCTTCGACTGCGGTCATGGCTCTTGCCCTCACCGACGCGGGGTTCTACCGTTGCAGGTGGTCGCGGCGTCTCGCGCGACCGCCCTCACTGCCCCCTAGTCGTGCTTGCGGCTAGGGGGTGTTTCTTCCGCGCTGCGCTCCGCTACCATCGGCGCCCCACAGCGCTGACAGACTTGGGGCACCCAGCGGCGCAATGCGGGCGCACTCTTGCGTGAGCACCACGCCGCCCGGCTGCACACGTACGTCTCGCTTACCGCTTCCACGCCGTGCCCCGGTTAAGCATCCGGTCTCGCTGGCGCCGTACGGCGTCGTCGATCTCGTCCGGGTTCAGGTAGCGGTCCAGCCACACGGCGCCCGCGATAATGGCCAGCGCGCCTAATGCGCACAGGAGTTCAAACATCAGCGCACCGCCCGGAGCCGGGCCCGCGCGGCGTCGACCGCACGCTGGCAAGCCATGCGCCGCGCGACCATCCGCTGGGCGCGCGCCTTCCGCACCCGCACGATCTCGTCGTACATGGCATCGTATTGCGTCTGCATCTTGGTGTACTGCGCCGCGCCTGATTCGCCCATGATGCTGGCGCACTCGTCGCCTAACGACGCTTCGATCTTGCGGCGCCGCTCGGCCCGCTCGCTCGGCAATTCCGGCGGGGCGCGGCGCACGCAGGGCGCGGGCTTGACGTCGTAGCAGAGCCACAGCCCCACCACCGTCAGGGCAATGAGACTGCTTACGCCGAGCGCGGCACCCGCCACGAACGCGATCACGCGGGCACTTCCATGTCGGCCTGATCTTCGGCCTTGAGCGCGACGATCAGTTGCAGCGTGGTGATGTACTGGCGATGGAGCTTGTGGAGCCACGCGCGCCGTGTCTCGCGGCAGCGGTGCATCCGGTACGCCGACTCAGGGCTCTCCTCGAAGGCGTCCGCGTCCTGCGCGACTTGCAGCAGGGCATCGACCGACTGCGGGCGGATGCGCTCGAGTGCCGCGACAACGACGCTCCCCGTCAGGAGGGCGCGAGACTCCGCCCCACGCGCGAACAACTCCTCAATGATGGCGGCGGTGTCCTGGGGGGCCGACCGCATGAGCTTCTCCGCCCTGATCGCCGACTTGAGCCCCAAGCGCGTCGCGACGTACTTCGAGATCGGGTCACGATGGCCGTTGCCACCCCACCGCTCACGCGGGACGCCGTGCATCCCACCTTGCTCCGGCGCCGCCGTGTGCCGAGCGTCACGCGCCATGCGACGCCTCGCTGTGCCTCAAGGCGGCTTCGTCCAACGCCTCGATCGGTTTCGCGTTCCAGCCGCCCACGAACCGGCCCAACGCATCAAAGTCCGTGAACGCCGTGCGATCGAGCGAGCGCGTCCGGGTCACTTCCTTGACGCGGGGCGCGTACTCCGTGAGCGCCGCGCCGACGCGCCAGCCGTGGTCTGGGGTCCACCCGGCCACGAACCGCCGGTAGGCCCCGCGCACCCCGAACACGGGGCGCTCGGCGATCACGAAGTCGGCATGCAGGGCGATGATGCGGAGCCCGGCCTGGTCCGTGAGGTAGGCGGCCATCGCGCTCGCCGACGGCTCGGGCTTCAGGGCCGGTGTCTTGACGACCGCACGGGTGGTGCGCATCAGTCGCGTGGCTGTGGGCGCGCGCGCCACACGACCGGGGACACGCGCGGCGGGAGCGGCGGGATACGGGGCGGAATGCCTAACGCGACATCGTGGGGACAGACCCAGTCGCCGTCATACTCGATCTTGCGCTGGCCGCAGACCCCGCAGACCAAGTCGTTGGCGAAGTCGTCGCGGGTCACGTACTCGGGATGGCCGGGGCGGATCATCAGGCCACCGCCTCCGCGGGTTGCACCCGGCGCGCGACGATCTCACGGACGTGCGGCATGGCCAACTCACGCAACAGGCCGGCTCGATAGACGCGCTCGCCACGGGCTTCGGCTTCGATCTCCACGGCCGCATCGAGATCAGCGCTATCCCGGTCGCTCAGGGACACAAACACGTCGTTCCCCTTCGCCTGCGGGTGGCGCTTACGCTTCTTGACGGAGGTGCGTTTGCGGGTCATTGTGTCAGGTTTCTCGGTATAGGTCGCGACCAATACGGTACCAATCGGTGAGCAATAATACACCAGTTGGTACAGAACGCAAGGGGGGCGGTGTCCCAGAGCTTAAGTCATTCCAGCCTGAGCGCTTAACCGGGGAGCGGATTGCGGAGGCGATGGACGCCATGGGCGTGAAGGATGGCGACCTCGCCGACTTCATGGGTGTCGCCCCGCAGACCGTGAATCGCTATCGGGCGGGGGGGCGGGAGCCGAGAGGGCACATCGCGGCATGGCTCCCTGTGTTGTTGCGTACGTCGCCGTGGTGGCTCTTCGGCTGGCCCCCAGGCTTCAAGGTGGGCCAAACGGGCGCGCCTCCTGTACCGATCGGTACAGGACTATTCGAAGCCCTCCGAGAGCATTCTGGCGCGATTCTCGCGCTCCAACCGACTGCTAGCCGGGCCGAGGAGGCGTTGGGCGTGGCGGCGCTAGCACAGGAGGTGTCCGCCATGATCCACCGAGCACTCGCCAAGGCACTGGAGACCACCCTCGCCAAGGACGAAGCCACACGCACGCGCGCCGGCCGCATCGCGCTCGCCGATATCTTGGAGCGGTTCGCGGACGATCTTCATGATAACGGCGGAGTCGACGTGCACGACATCACCAAAGCGGTTCGCGCGCTACGGAAAGGACTCCTCACGTGATGCGCCAACGTGGCAATAGACGTCACTATGTGACATGGCTCATTGCTGGCGTAGGGTTGATCGCTGCGTGCGTGACGACGCAGGCAACCCGACTCGGGGACGCCGGCTCAGCGCGTCCCGCCACGTGCTGGCAGGCGGTCCAGCTCTACGCTAGCCGCGAGGCGATCCGCGCGCCGTTCCTCGAGATCGCGTTCGTCACGGTGGAGGCACCGGGGGACGCCGCCGATTCGGTCGTCGCGATGCACCTACGACGGAAAGCGGCGACGTTGGGAGCGAACGGGTTGCTGCTCACGGCCATCACGGGACGCCCCGTCGCGGTCACGTCGAACTTTAGGCTGGTGGCCACGCGGCAAGAGGGTGAGGGCGTGGCGCTGTGGATCCCCCGCGACTCTCTGCGCGCCATCGAGAAGTGCACCGAAACTTAACGCGCCAGCCAGGCCCCGAGGATCGCGCCCCCGAGGAACGCCACCCCGCGCCCTGGGCAAGGAAGGAATCCTCCCACGCGGCAGCGGGTTTCCTTGACGCCGCGGGCGAGCAGGGCTTCGAGCGTATCGACCCGCGCCTGCGCCAGCGTCGCGCGCGCGTTGCAGGCGAGGACGGCCCGGTGCAGATGTGGGATGATCTCCCCACACAACACCATCGCGGTATCCTGCTCAGCCATCAGCGTGACGACGCTGGCCGGCAGCGATTCGGCCGGCGGCAGCGCCTGCTTGGCCGAGTCGATCCAGCGTTCGCGCACGCGGAAGTCGGCGGTGAGCCGAGCCGCCCGGGATTCGTTCTGCTGCTGCGCCCGGGCGTAGAGCGCGATCCGTCCGCGGTAGGTGCGCGCCGTGGCGAGCTGCGCTGTGGCATCCTGGCGCCAGTCGTCGCCCGTCTGGTCCATCTCGTGGAGCAGGAACAACACGGCGCCCGCGAGCAGCGCGCCCCAAAAGAGGTGCGGCGCGGCGCGGCTCAGCACGGCACTCCACCGCGGCATGCGATCGCCAGGGCGAGGACGGCGGCGAGCTTCAGCATGTGATCACCTCGCCGTTGCGGACCCAGCCGTGCCACTTGCAGCCGTCCATCCGCTGTAGCGACGGCGACAACGTCAGCGTCTCGAAAGTTTCGCCGGTCCGATCCCAGGTCACGTCCTGGCGCGCCGGCGGACCGCCGTCGAGCGGGTTCGTAAACGGCACCGAGACGATGTCAGCGCAACCGCACGGGCAGTCGAACGTGATGCCCTGACCCGTGCGTTCGGGGACAGGCAAGCCCGTCGCCGTGTCGGTGAGGCCCGGGCCACCATTCGACCACCAGCTCGGATCGAGCTCGATGAGCTTCATCGGCCCGTCCCGAAGCGGCGATCGAGCCAGGACGCGGCGACGCGCATCCACTCGTAGCGGTCGTAGAGCTTCGACCAGAAGTAGTGCAGGGGAGAGCGGAACCAGAGATCGCCCGTGACGGCCTGGAGTAGGTGCTGGAAGCCATCGTCGACGAGCAGCACGGCCGCGATCGCGCGCAGCCCAACACCGCCCCAGAGGTACGACACGAGCAACAGCATCACGCCGAGGTACGCGTGATGCCACGCGCGAAGCCTGAGATGAGAGCCAAGTCGGCGATCGAGACCCTGGGCCGCGGCGAGCAGCATCGCGATCGCGAACAGCGCCATCCCGAAGAAGCAAGCAATCAGCAGCACGGGGGCCTCCGCACGGTGTCCGCCGGCGGTGGCGACGCCGGCGTGGTGGTATCGATCGACCACAGGTAGCGCCCGTCGGGCGCGAGAATCGGCAGGCCTTTCGCGAGGCGGCGTATCGCGGAGTCGGCGTCGGCGCGGATCTGGCGCTTCGCCGTGTAGAAGCTCGAGCCGAGAATCCCGCCGACGACGATCACGACCAACGCCAGGACCTGGCTCACGACGAGGTACCAGCCGAGCACGGCCGGACGGATGGTCACGTCCGTCTCGATCGATGGCCGGCGCACCGGCGTCGTCTCTCTTTTGCGGCTGCGCACTCTCGGCAGTGGCGTTGCCCACGCCAGCGGTACATGTATCGATGGGCGAGATAGTACTGCCCGTGCCGGTGGATACGGCCATATCCACGCTGGAGGCGTTTCCCGATCCAATCCCAGCAACCATTCTCTTGGATCACGTAGCCCGTATACCGCGAGGCGTAGCGGGAATGCGTCGCGACGGAGACGAAGACCCCTATCACGCGGCCTCTCGGTACAGACGCTCGAGCCGTGTCAGCCAGCCGCCAGTGAGGAACTTTGCGAGCCGGGGGTTGTGATCGACGAGCTCATCGTAACGGAACACCCGTTCGAGCAGCAGCCGGTGGAACACGATTCGCGGGCCCATTGACTCGATCGCGGCGAGAGTTTGCTTACCGAAGATGCCATCCTCGAGCACGCCGGCGGCGCGTTGCAGCAGCACGATCCCCGAGACCTTCTTCGTACCGCGCGCGTCTCGCGGCTCCGTTCCATGGTTTACGCATGCGTCGAACAAGGCCCATGAGAGCGGCCAGGTCAGAGCGTCGCACCGCGCGCGAAGCCAGAACCTCGCCTCGTAGATCTGGTGGACCTCACCCGGGTGAATCTCTCGCACAGGCTTGAGCGGAAGATTCCGCGACTGGAGCCAGCCGTGATAGGTGCGCTCGGTGATGCCGTAGTTGGTGGCACCCCCCGGATCGTCAGGATCGTTCACAAACCCGCCCTCCTCCCGGAGGATCAGTGGCAGAGCGCGATCGAAGTCGCTCACGCCCCCGGTGCTCCGGACGTCCCGTTATCCGGAATGTGGGTCTTCCGCTTGATGCCGAATTGGGTGATGCCGCCGGCGTGCAGGCCTGTCAGGAAGAGCAGCCAGCCATCCGGGCCCGGCTTCCCGATGAACCAGGCCAGGAACGTCAGGTAATCAAGGCCGATCACCGCCACGACGATGAGGGCCGTGGTTGGCAGCGTGGAAAGCCGCGGCCACTTCGCGAGGCGCATCTCGTGCGTATCGCGGGCGCTCACGGCGCTACGTCCCGCACGCGCTCGAGGATGCGCTCGGCCGCGTCCACGCGTTCCATGAGTTTCGCAAGCGTCACGTCGTGCTGGGCGTAGAGCGGGATCAGCTTTTCCACCTCGACGAGGCGCTTTTCGAGCGCGGTCACGCGGTCGCACAGCTCGTCCACTAGTCGCGTCAGGCCGCCTTGACCTTCCATCCCCAGCACCGCCGTCGTGAGCTTGTCCACCATGCGCGCGAGGTCGTTCTGGCCTCTCGTGTTGGCGTTCAACTGCTTCTCGAGCCGCAGGCCGATCACGGCCACCAGCCCCTGGATCACGGTGACCAGAATCAGAATGATCGTGTTGGGGTCCACCGTCACCTCGCGAGTGGGGGAAGCGTCACAATTCCTCCACGAGGGCTACGGGTTTGCCGTAGCGCTCGAGCGTCGCCATCTCCAGCGCGCCGAGCTCGCGGAAGCGGCACAAGAAACTCCGGCGGAAGAGGTGTGTCGTGTCGGTCGGGTCGAAGACGAAGTACCACTGGCGCGTCGTGCCCTGGCGGTGCAGCAACGGGAACAGCGAGGCGAGCGCCTCGGCCGCGGGGATCTCGGGCAGCGTGAACGTCGCCCACCGGCGTTTGCGCCGCTCGCTGTGAATCGTGGCGCCGCCGTCCGCATTGACCGACGTGCTGTCGTCGTCGAACCCCTGCTGCAGCCCGTACTGCGCGTTAATCGTGGGCTGGTAGGCGTTCGCCACGAAGAGCCGGCCGACCTGGACGTAGCCCGCCGGGTTCGACGTATCCGCGATCTTCACCGTGAGGTGCCGGAACGTGAGCACCGACGGCAGGACGAGGAGGTAGGCCGGGGTCAGGCCCTCGAGTGTCTCGGTCGTTTCCCCCGCCGGGTAGGCCGCGACGGCGGAGCCGTTGTAAACGTCAGAGGCGCCCGCACTCGTGCCCCCGTCGACCTCGACCGTGGCCGCGCTCGTGAAGTTGTGGCCGACGAGCGCCACGACGCGGGTGGCGCGCGCCGTACCCATGTCGAGGTTGAACTGCGTGCTCGCGGCCAGCGCGTCGCTCGCGCGCGCGACCCGGGCGACCCGACGGTCTTGGAGGTTCGCCAGGGGCAGGGCGGCGCTCCAGCTGCCGCCCGAGAGCGCTGGCGTGTGCAAGACACTGACGTCGGCCCAATTCGGCGCGGCGAGCAGGAGGTTGGCCATTAGCTGCGGGCCTGCCAGAGCCGCACGACGTCGATGTCGAGCGTCCCCACCGTCGTGGCGGCAGACTCTTTCCCGATCCGCATGACAGGCTGCAGGTTCTGGGCGCCCGAACTCATGTTGAACGTGGTGCCGCTCGCGACGCGTGCGCCGTTGATGTAGAACCGGATGGCGGCGGGGTTCTCGCACTCAATCCGCAGCGTGACCCACTGATTCGCGACGACCGTGACGCCCGTCGCGACTTGGCTCGTCTCGTGGACGGTGTCGTCGTTTTCGACCGTGACCGCCCCGGAGCCATCGAGCCGGAACCAGACGGATTCGGCGACCGTGTTGACGGCGGCATTGTGATCGCCGCAAAGCCCGATCACGGCGACCACCGCCCCCGTCGGCAACACGTTGAGGCAGACTCGCGCCTCGAAGACGAGGCCTTGGTTCAGTTGCCAGCAGCGCCGATTCCCATAGTCGATGCCGGCGAGTTGCGCTTCGTTGGCGCTCGTGAGGGCGAGGCGGAAAATCCCGCTCGGGGCGCCGCCGACCATGTCCTCAGTGGCCGCGCCGGTATCGCGCGCGACCCAATACGCTGTATCAAGTGAGCCTTGAAGGAACTCCTCTTTGTACTGCGCGGACGCCAACGTGGCGACCGTTTCGTCCGTGGTGCTGTCGAACCACCGGAGCACACCGGCCAGCCATTGGGTCCGTAGACTCATGCGGTCCTCCAACTATCTATATGTTGACGATGACGGATCCCATCGAGCGTTGGTGGTCTAGAATTCAGCGGAGTGGCCCCGATGACTGCTGGCCCTTGACTGATGGTGACGTGCTCGCGATTCGCGGTGACGCTAGGTCGAGCGCGATCGTCGCTAGGGAATACGGGCTCAGTGCTGGGGCCATTCGCAATATCCGCTCGCGCCGCTCGTGGAGTCATATCACCTAGCGCCAGAGATGGAGCGTTACGTGCCGCGCGCGTACATCGGGATCGACGCCTAACACCCGCAGTGAGGGGCCAGCTCCCAAGCCGTAGCGCGCATGCGTGAGCGTCACGACCTGACCCAGGTCGACGAGCTCGGTCTCGGCGTCGAGCGGAACGACCGCGACGAAGCGCTGGCGCAGGACGCCCCGCAACGTCTGGCGCCGCACGGCCTCGGCGTCCGCGTCCGCTTCCTCGGCGAGGAGCGAGTCCTCGATCGTGACCGGCGCCAGCGGGTGCGCGAGCTGCACGGCGGCATCTTCGGCCGTCCCCTCGCGCCACTCCTGGCCGACGAACACGCGGTGATCATCCGCCACGCCGGCAGCGAGCCCGTCCTGCGTCTGGACGGCATAGTTGCGCGCGTAGCGGACGATTGTGCGCCAGGACGGCAGCCCGCGCGACGCGTCGGCGACCGCGCGGCGCTCGAGCGGCTGTTTGAGATCGTTGGCCGTGAAAGCCGCGACCGGCGAGCCGCTCGGGGCGGTGAACTGCTGGATCCGGAAGACGCCGGTGCGATCGACGCCCCACCAGGCGCCGACGCTGCCCGCGACGAGGTCAAGGGCCTCGGCGACCGTCAGCTCCTCGAGCCCTGTCCAGAGACCCAGGACGGCGTCGTTCGCGATGTCGAGCGCCGCGAGGTCGTCGCGGTTGACTTCGACGAGCGGCGCCCCGAGGGGATCGCCCAGGATCTGCGAGAAGATCTGCGCCGTCGTGCGATCGGCGGCTGTGTCCCCGGCGGTGACGTCGGCCGTGACGAGGCCCGCGGGTGGGGCCCCGAGGCGGAAGTAGCCGCCACCCGGAAAGGGAATGAATTCTCCGGCACGCGGAGCGAAGCGATCGTCCTCGAGTTCGGCGAGATCAGCGTAGGCGCTCACGGCGCTACGGAGCACAAGACCCTCAGCGCCCACGATGACGGTCACGTTATCGTCCGGATTGTAGACCACGGCGGTAGTCTGAAGGCTTCCTGCCAGGGTGGACTCGTACACGGTCCACTCGCGGCCATCGGGTGAACTGGCGATTAGCGCCACCGCACCAACAGCGATAAAGTGCGATCCCGCGTAGGTCATCCCGGTAATGGAGCTGGCAGTGAGGGCGGGAACCTCAAGGATCGACCACGTGATCCCCTCCAACGAGAGCGCGACGCGCTGCGTGCCGTCCGTGAGGATCCCGGCGGCCACGAACGTACCGTTGCCGAAGGCGACCGCCCGCCAGACCAAGATCGCCGACGGTGGTCCCGTCAGGCGCGCCGTCCACGTAATGCCATCGGGTGACGAGATGATCGACCCCGCGGACCCGACAGCGACAACGAGTCCGGCGCCCCACGTCACCGCCTCATGGCCGCCTGCGCCGCCGACAGCGGGACTCGTGCGCGCCGTCCACGTAATGCCATCGGGCGAGGTGGAGATCGTCGCCGACGTCCCGACGGCGACGAAAATCTCCAGCTCGGGCGAGTATGTCAGTGCAAGAATTGTCTCGGCACCAAATTGGCTCGTGCGCGCTGTCCACGTGATGGCGTCGGGTGAGGTGAAAAGCTTCCCCGCCGAACCGCCGGCGACGTACAGCCCTTCGCCATACGCCAATGCGTAGATATCGTCCCCACTAAAGCCGCTCGTGCGCGCCGTCCACGTGATGCCGTCGGGCGAGGTCGCCATTTCGCCCGCTTGGCCCGCGATGACGTAGAGATCGTTCCCCCACGTCACGACGTAGATATCGTCACTCCCGAAGGTGCTGTTCTGCGAGTGCCACGTGCCGCCCGGTTCCAACGGTACGCCGCGGTCGTAGCACGCCGGGATCGCGAGCACGGGGCCCGCGCTCACCTGGTAGATCAGTTTGGCCGCGTTGACCAACACGGCCGGGACGTTGTAGACCTTGCCGAAACAACGGGGTTTGGGCTTGCCCATAAGATCCTCTGCAGTGCCCTCGAGGCCGTCCGGGGCGACGTTGTCGCCAGCGTACGTGAGCGGCTGCAAGGGGATCTCAAGCTCGCGCTGGCGGTCGCGGATTTTCACCACGACCGCATCGAGGTTCGCTTCGACCTGTTCACTCGTCAATTCCGCCACCACCGAAAAGCCGGCGGGGAAGGCGGCGCCCCGCACGCCGCGCCGGATCGTAAGCGGCCGCCCGTCGAAGCCGTACGTCAAGAGCGCGTCGAGCGCGCCATCCCCATTCAAGAGCACGAGGTCGCCATAGCCCACTTTGGCCCGGCCGCTCGTCGTGCCTTCGCTGAAGAGGTGACGCGCGAGCACCGCCGGCTGGACGAGTCGCTCGTCGAAGAACACATTCGGCGGGGTGTCGCCCGGACTGGTGACAAATCCCTGCGTGGCGTAGCGCAGCTGGACGAGCCCACCAGACGCCGGGTCCCACGCCTGTAGTTCGACGGTGTAGATCGGGGCGTTCACTTGAGCACGGCGCTCCGGCCGAGCTGCGCCCCTTCGAGGCGGCGACCGAGCGCCTGCACGTCGGTGCTCGCGCCTTCCAGTTTGCCGATGAGCACCTTGAAGCCAGCAGTGAGAATGCGGTTCGTGGTCTGCTGCTCTTCGGCGAGCCGCTCAAGCGCCTCGAGGTGCTGTTCTTCGAGCGAGCGCTGGTGTTCGAAGAACGCCGCCACGGCCTCGGTCTCGCGCAGTACGCGGAGGAAGTCGACCTGGAAGCGCCCGCCGGACGCGTTGACGGCGCGGCTCGCCTCGAGGAAGGCGCGCGCGACGTCGGGCAGTTGCGCCGCGGCGCCCTGGTCGCCGGCCTGCGCGCGCCCGAGCACGGCCTCGTATTGTCGGCGCGCTTCGGCGAGCTGCTGCACGGGCGAGAGCGCGGTGAGACTCGTGTTGAGCTTGAGGCTCTGAGTAAAGCTCCGCAGGACGTCGATCGTGGCCGTCAGGCCGCCGATCGTCTCGCGGATCCGTTCCGCCGCATAGCGCTGCGCCTCGGCGTATTGCACCTGGGCGAGCTGGGCGAGATAGGTCGCGTCGGCCCCTTCCCGCACGGCCCGCGCGTATTCGCGCTGCTGCTCGAGCGCGAACGCCAGGGCCTCGGCTTCGTCGTCCTTGCCCCTCGCGCGCAGGAGACGGACACGCAGGTCCTCCTGCTGCGCTTGGCGAAGTGCCGCTGCCTCTTCACGCAGTTGCGCGATGCGGATCTGCTCAAGGACGTTCAACTGGTGGTGCAATTGCGAGCCCTTCGGAATCGTTTGGCGCAGCGCCTCAGTTTGCGCGCGCACGGCGGCGATCTGGTCGTCCAGGTTGCCGGGGGTCACGCTCGCCCGGAACGCGTCAAGACTCCGCTCAACCTCCCGGAGACGGCGCCGCGCGTCCTCCGCCGCCTTGCCGAGTCCGAAGAGTCCGCCGACAAGCCCCGCTACACCGGCAATCGCAATGCCCCACGGACCGGCGCCCAGGAGGGCTGCTGCGCCGACGCCGGCGACGAGCCCAGCCCCGGGACCCGCTTGCGATCCCACGCCGAACCCGACCCCTGCGCCCGTGATGGTTTTGGTCGCGCCAGCGCTGAGCCGCTCGAACAGCCGCTGGGCAAGGAGGTCCGCCGCGAGGCGCGACCAGATCTGGCGAATAGCGTCGGCGAGCTCGCGGAAGCTCGCCACGCCGTCGCGAAACGTGCGCTCGAAGAAGTTGGCGAAGGCACCTTGCATGGCGTCCACGGCATTCCGGATCTGCTCCTGCAGGTCTTGCAGGTTCCGGTACCAGCGTTCGCCGGCGACGAGCGATTCCGCGACAGCCCGGGTGTAGCCCTGCTGGATGAGCACAAGGACCTGCAGCGCGTCGGCGAGAGCCCGGCTCGATCCCCAGAGATGGGTGTGGGTCGCGACGAGGCGGTCGTGCCACTCGCGCAGTCGACGCGAGTGGTCCGTGGCATTGTTCTGCATGCTGGTCAGTCGCTCGGTGGCGGCGATCGTGCGGGCGGCAGCAGGAGGAAACTTCTCGCCCAGCTCAAGCCGCAGCGCCCGGACCGCTTCCTCGACCACGGCCGTCGGCTCGTGCACCAACTGCATCCGAAGCCGCGCCTCCGCGAGCGCCACGTTTGACTGCTGCAGCGCCTGGCGCCAAGGCTCCTCGAACGCTTTGGTCAACTCCAGGATCCGGGTCCGCACGCTCGCCATCTCGCGATTGATCTTCTCGAGATCCGGGAGCAGGAGCCCACTGAGCGACCCGAGGTTGGCGGCCTCCAGCACCCCGGCGAGCGCCTGACGCCAGCCGCTGACGGACTTCTGCGACTCGAGCGCGGCGAGCTGGATCCGGGCCGCAACCAGCTGCGCGTGGGTCCCCATCCCGTCGAGGCTCGCGCGGAGATCGTCTTGGGCTTTCTTGTTCTCGCGTGCGTCACGGGTCCACAGCCGATAGGCGGCGGCCGCGAGCCCGACCGCCGCCGCGACGGCGATGATCGCCGTGGTCCCGGCACCGAAGAGCAGCGCCGACTGCGCCAGCCGGCCGACGGGGCCGCTCGTGGCCGTTGCCTGGAGTGCCACACCCACTAGCCCCTGTTGCAGGAGTCGCGTCGCCTTGGTGCTGCGATCCAGCGCTGGCGCCAGCGACTGCTGGTCGCGGATCATGGCCTGCATGATTTCCTGTTGGGCTTGGACGCCCGTCGCGAAGCCACCGCGCTGGAAGATGGTGCCCACGCCCTGCCAGGCGCGCTGCGTCCGGGCGGCCGCTGCTTCCCCGGCCACGCCGAGCTTGTCGAGCTCCGCGCGCGCCTTGACGATCTGCCCGTTCTCGACCACGAGACCGAGCGTCGCCAGATCCATCGTAGTCATCTCAGCTGCCACGCGCGTCCTCCTCCTCGGGCTCCGGGTGCGCCCAGACCAGATCGAGCAGCATCAGGGCGCGGACTTCATGGGGCGCGGGCTGGCGATCGGTGAGCCGCGCCCACGCCTCGACTTCCTGATATGTGAGCGGCTGCGGCCCGCTCATGTGGTACTGCCGCTGCCGCGCGAGCTCGCGCGACCACTCCGCCAAGTCCGCGAGCGCCTCGGGGATCTCGGGCCCCTCGAGGAGTTCGGCCGCTCCCGCGTGGCCGCGGCGTGCCGCAGCCGCGAGGTGCGCGCCGACGGCGGCGCCGTCTTTCGCCCGTGCGCGCATCCGCGCTTCGTGCTGGATCGCTACGACGAGCTCCCCGAGGAGCTCGTCGAAAAACCCTCATGATCGCTCTGCGCCTCTTCCAGCTGATCCCGGACCCACGGCAGGTGCGTCAGGATCTGCACGACGTTCGGCCGGGTGAAGGGCAAGAGCTCGCCTGGGCGCGCCACAATGCCCTCCCACCCAAGCACGCAGTCGGCGATGAGCTCGATCTGCGCGCGGTCCAATTCCGCAGGATCGGGCTTCCCGCCGCGGCTGAGCTTGATCAGCGTGCGTTGGTGGCGGTGTTTGGCGCGGCGATAGACGCCCGAGTAGGTGCCGGCGATCATGATCGTCTGCGGCTTGGTCGAGCCATCGGCCGCCGTGTAGTAGCAGAGGTCGTGCTTGCGGTCCCGCAGATGCACGATCTGCCCGCCGTCCTCGCTCGCGATCTCGGCCGACGCGGCGCTGAGGTCGATCTGCGGTTGCTGTCCGTTGCCGTCCATGGCGTGCTCCTGGTCGAATGGTTCCGCGGCCCTGCCGCTGGCACGCCCGGTACCGCTATGGACACCACCGGCAACGACAGGGACGCGCGGAACGATCTACTCGGACTGCCCTCGCGCGCGGCGTGCACGCGGCGAGGTCCTACTGATCACGCTGCCGACGTGCTGATAGAGAGCATCGTGTCGTCGTAGCCCGTGACGCCTTCTTTCATGCCGGCGCCCCACTGCACGGTCTCGATCATGCCGCCGTCCCCACCGATCGGCTTATCCAAACCCATGAACTTCAGCCGCGGCACGAAGATCGAGAGGTGATCCTTGGGCTCGGCCTCGGGCTCGGACAGCAGGATGTGTAGCTCGAGATCCGTCTCGTCGGCGTAGCGCTGCAGGTTGACGAGATCCTGGCGCAGGAGCGTCAGGGACCCGGACAGCCGCGCGTCGTTGTCGAAGACGTCGGGCGAGATGGACGACCCGACGACGGGCTCGGTCTTCGCCGTGATCGCCAGGTTCAACTCGAAGGAGGTCGCGACCACGACATCGGACCCTCCCAGCGCAATCAGTGCGTCGGCAAAGACCAGCGGCTGCCCCGTGGGGAGGGTCGGGCTCGTGAAGTAGGGGGACTGTCCGGACGCGAGTCCCGTGGAACTCGCCCCCAGCACGCCGAACTCGCCCGTCGCCATCCCGTCCGGCGTGCCGTTGATCTTGACTGACGTGAAGCGGCAGCCGCCGAACACTTCGGACAGGTCGATATCCTGGTTGTACTCGTCGATATAGAACGTCCGCTTGGTCGGGACGGTGGCGCGCTTCAGCTTCTTGGCGATCGTGAGCGTGCACGCGGTATCCGCCGCCTGCACAGTCAGCGGCGTGCCGTGGACCGTGACGACGTTGCCCGAGATCGCCTTGACCCGGAAGTTTTTCCCGTTGTTCGCTGCATTCGACATGCTGGCGAGCCGAAAGACGTCACCGTTCCGGAGCCCGGAGCCGACGGGGCCCGTGCTGCCGGCGTACTGCAGCGTCGAGGTCGTTAGGACCTCGAGGCTCGTCAGCGCGCCGCCGCCGTCGAACGTGATCGTCTGAGCGGCGACCCAAGTCGAGCGCATCACGGCCTCGAGCAGCATATCGAAGCCGCCGACCGAGAGCTCACACGCGTAGTTGCCTTCGACGTTGCGGCTGCCGTGGCGCGGGATCGCCGTTTGGCCATCGGCGCGGATCTCGTTCGACAGGATCTGCTGTTTCCGCAGCGTGAGCCCGCCGCCCGTCAGCCGGAGGACCGTCGCCCCGGTCGCCCCCGGGGCGGTGTTGAACGCGGACTCGACCTTCGCCGCGACGAGAACGCCTTTGCCGGATTGGAAGGGCATCTGGGGTTACCTCTAGTTCAGGGTGTAGAGACGCCACGGAATCGTGATCACCACGAGCGACCAGCCGGCGCCGTCGGGGCGCACTTGCCCGCGGAAGGGTCCGGGGTTCTCGCGCCACCGGAGCGCGGATCCGTCCGCCAGCGCCAGCGTCTGGCCCGGCCGGAAGAGCTCGAGCACGGCACTCGCGGCGCGATTGAGATCGAGAAAGCCGACGTTTCCGACGCCGAACCACCGCACCACAAAAAGCCCGGTCTCTTCGACAATCCCGCCGACCGCCGGCGCCGTGAGCAGCTGCGCCGTCGCGGGGACGTAGTCGGCCTCGACGTAGGGCCGGCCAGCAACGGGTTTCGTGGTGGCGTTTTCCCAGACGCGGACCGCCGGCAACTGCACGCTGAGCGAGCGCCCGGCGCCAGCGGACTGGGCTTGGCGGCCGCCCGCGATGGTCAGCGTCGACTCATCGACATGGGTGACGACGCCGACGTCGGTCTGGGTAAAGCCGCTCGGCGTGACTTCCTGTCCGGCCGCGAAGCCATCCGTGAGGAACGAGCCGCTACTGCGTGTGTAGCCGGCGGCGGTGGCGGTCAACGTCATGGTCCCCGTCGTCGCGACGACGACCGTGGCCAGGCGCTGACGCAGGGCGAGGTAGGCGAGCTCGTGATCAAGCACCGGCCACCTCGTGCACCGCGTGTGCGACGACCCGTGGCCACCCCGCGCGGGTGAGCTTGACGGAGTGGAAGCCGCCGACCTGCGAGCGCAGCGTGAGCGGCCCGTAGCGGCCGATCCCGTCCTCGATCGGCTGCGCGTAGACCAGGTTCGTGACGATCATCTGCGCGAGCGGCCCGAGGATCCGCCGCTGCCAGCTGCCCTTCAAGAGCCCCGTTTGCACGGGTTGCCCCGGGGCGCCGGTGATGGCGGAGCCTTCAACGATCGACTCGAAGACCAGGTCACAGACGCGCTCATGGACCCGCTGGCCCAGGACGTCGACCTTGTCGGCGAACCGGTGGACGTCGTCCTTGAAGCTCACGCGCCCCCCTCGATCGCCACACGGGCCGCGATCACCACGCCGTCGGGCGCGATGGGATCGACATCGCGCACGACGTAGGGCTTGCCCGCCCAGGTCACCGCGTCGCCCGGCTGCGGCACCTCGCCGTAGGTCATGGGCGTGAAGAAGAGGGTCGGCGTCGTAGCGAGCGCCAGGTTCAACGCCTTGTAGCGCTGGAGGCTCGGGCGGACCTGAATCGCGGATCCCGTGACGCTCGACACAACTGGGGTCACGTGGCCCGTGACCTGGTTCTCGACCTGCTGGGTCCGGGTGAACGTGATCATACGCCCGCCTCGGTCACGTCCCGCAGCGCCGAGGCATGCTCCGCCGCAAAGCCCTGCGCCGCCGTGACGTCGGCGAACGCGGACCGATGCTCCGCGCGGTACTTGCCATCGAGCACGACCGGCACGCCCGGCGCCACGAGCACCAGGTCGCCCGTGGCACCGAGGGCAAGCTGTGCGATCCCGGCGAAGCGGATCTCGGTCGTGAGCGCGGCGCCTGCCGTCAGCGTGAGCGCGGCTGCCCCAGTCAGCGTGATCGCCGTGTCCAACGCGCCGACCGTGGTGACCGACACCGTCGCCGCCGCCGCGAACTCCGCCCCGAGGCCCAAGGACCCGATCCCGCCGAAGACCACGGTCGCCGCTCCCGCGAGCCGGATCTCCGTCGTCAGGGTGCCGATCCCGCTGACGACGATCGTCGTGGCCGCACTGAGCTCACTGCCCGTGGTGAGGGCTGCGGCGCCGGTGATGACGACGCTCACCGCGCCAGCCATTCGGATTTCCGTCGTCAGGGCGGCCGTACCGCTCACCGTCACCGACGCCGTGGCGGCCATCCGGATTTCGGTCGTGAGCGCGGCACTCGCGGAGAGCGTGATCTGCGCCGCCGCCGCCAGCGTCGTGTCGTTGACGATCGAGGTGGCGGCGATCTTCCAGTGGCGGCCTGGGTTCAGCGTGACGATGCCGCCCCGCCCCGGGCCCGGGACGCCGATCGGCGGCGACTTCCGCGCGTCCGAGACGCCGCCTTGGCGATCATTCGAGAGGACTGTCAGGTCGCCCACGCTGGCGAACGCGAGCGTCGCGCTGGCCACGAGGGGGAGCTCGGTTGTGAGCGCCGCCGTGGCCGACAGTGCCACCATCGCCCCAGCCGCGAGTGTGATCTCCGTAGTCAGCGCACCCGCGCCGGTGATCGCCACCGTGACCGCCGTCGCCATTGCGATCTCGGTCGTGAGGGTTGCCGTGGCACTGACGGCGATCGTGGCACTCGCTTCAAATAGCGCCGCCTGCGCCGCTGAATCGAGACCACGTTTCTGGATCTGATTTTTCGTCAGGAAGCCCATCCCGACGGGACTCGGAACACGCCCCAGCGGTCCGGGCGGCCGGCGGCCGATCGAGGGCTCAACGCCGGCCTCATGCGTCACGGTAGAGGTGGTGAGTTCGGCCGCCGCCGTGATCGCCACCGTCGCCGCCCCAGCGAGGGGGATCTCGGTTGTGAGCGCCGCCGTGGCCGACAGTGCCACCATCGCCCCAGCCGCGACTGTGATCTCCGTAGTCAGCGCACCCGCGCCGCTGAGCGCCACGGTGACGGTCGCCGCCAGCGTCTGTTCGGTCGTGAGCGCGGCGGCGCCCGTAAACACCACTGACGCGGCGCCCGCCATCGTGAGCTCCGTCGTCAACGCTGCCGTAGCGGAGACACCGATGGTCGCACTGGCTTCCAAGAGCGCCGCCTGCGCGCTCAGGCCCTGCGAGCCGCCTTCCTCGATGCGCGGATTAAACACCCCGAGCCCGACATGGCCCGGGCCCGGCCGTCCAATCGGGGCCGGGCGACGACGACCCACGACGGGGGCTACGCCATCACTCGGGACTGGCGTCCGACCTTGCGGGCGGTCGTGACGCAGACCTGCCGCCTCGACGACCTCACCGACCGCGAGATGCACCGCCGCACGATCGTCGCTCGTGCCGGACGAGAAGCCCACGCTCCGCGAGCCCGCGCCCCCATTGGTCTCCCGCACGACGCCGATCACCCGTAGGCCGAAGTCGATGCCCAGCACGGCTGTGGAGCTCGCCCCCGCCGCTGGCACCGCCGAGAGCCCCGAGTTCACGCCGGCGAAGCGCAACGCGTGCCCGACCTCGCCCGCATCGACCGCAACCTCGGCTAACGTGTCGTTCTCGCTGATCAGCGAGGGCGTGCCTTTGATCTCCGTGTCGCGGTCGGCGTCAATCCCGATCGCGACCGCGTACATCACGTTGGCGTTGTTGTTGCGCGTCACGACGATGGACAGGGCGCCGGGCGGCAGGTCCTTCCCGACGAACCACGCTTTACAGTCGCCTGCCTCGCCCGCCGTATCGACGGCGCGGCCGCTGCCCACAGCGGTCGCGGGGACGCCACCCACCGTGACAGCGGTGGCGTCGTCGGCGTTGGCATTGACGAAGGTGAAGACCAAGACACCGCGGAGACGCGCGACTACGGGCGTCAATGTCCAGGAGAACGATGCCTCGCTCGCTGAGCCCGTGGTCCCGGTGTGGGACTCCGCCGCACTATCGAACCGCGCCGCCATCAGCGCCTAGTTAAGCGCCTCAATTATGCGGCTCTGGCAGGTCAGGTTCGTCGGGTTCGTGGTGACCGAAAACTGCGCCGTGATCGACAAGAGCTTGGCGGTCGTGGTATCGACCGACACGCCGGCGTTGGCGTTGGCGTTCGGGGCGCCAGCCGAGCCGAGCAGGGCAGGCAGTAGGTTAGCCGCCGTCGAACTCAGGAGGTTGTGCTGCGCCAAGCGACCGCCGGACAGGAACGTGCCCGAGCTGCCCTGCGCCCGGCACACGACGATCGTGTCGAGGAACCACATCGCGTTGGTCCGCGCCGTGGTGTCGAGGCCCTGCGCCGCCGACGCCACGAGGACCACACCGGCAACGCCGCCCCAGCGCACCCGCACGATCAGCGTGCCAGGCGTCGTCACGACGTTCGAGTTCACGCCCCACGCGTAAATCCGGATCACGCGGCCCGGCGCGAAGTAGTTCGCTGGGAAGTTGTAGTCCGGGCAGACGATCGTCTCGGTGGTGGTGTTCGAGATCTGCGTGCCGTCCGAGATGATGGCGTCGAGCGGCTCTTCCCATGCCTGGTAGCCGCCGCGCTCGGGGTGCGCCACGAACGCCCGGTCGCGGCTGGACCGGAACACCACCTGCGGCCTGAGCCAGCGGCGCAGGCGCTCGCCGAGTCCGGGGTTCGAAATCGCGTGGTCGGGGCGCCACACGCCGTTATGCTCGAAGTGGCGCCGCCCGTCGAAGACGCCGGTGCGACCGGACCAGCTGTCGAGAACCTTGCCCATTTGCCGCCTCCTAGTAGGTAAAAGCCGGCACCGGCACCAACAGGCCGGACGGCCGACGCACGTAGGGATCGACCATGTTTCGGAACAGCCCACCGAGCACGGGCATCGGGAACGGCGGCCCGCCGGGGATGTAGTCGCCTTCTTGATCGGGGACCTGCTCGAAAATCTGGACGTTGTCCTGACGGCAGTTCGCGACATCGGCCACGGCGTTGAGATACAACCCGCACTGCCCGGACGCATGATGGACCGACACGGTTTGATGTGTCTCGTCGTTCGCGCCCTGCATCACCCGTATCGACACCGGATTCGTGCCGGTGACCTCCACCGTCACCGTAAAGAGGGTCTGATCGGGCGCGGTGAACCCATACGCGTGCAAGAGGTCGAACGCGCCCCCGTTGTAGTCCAACAGGTCGAACGTGTTAGTGCCGTTGCACGCGAGGATATAGGCTTGGGTCCCGTTCCCTCGGAGCACAAACCCGGGGAAGCCGTTGTCTGCCAGCGTCCACCAGGTCGCGCTGATGCGCTGCGCCCCGGTAGGGGACCCTGCGCCGAGATAGCGATAGGCGATGCTGTCGGTGAGCGCACTGGGGCGCACATCATCGGAAGCCGCCACGACGTCGGCGTCGCCTGTGCCGATCCACTTCGACCAGTCGGCGTTATAGGCTTGCAGTGTCTGGTTCGAGCCCACCGTAAAGGCATCGGCGCCGTAAATCGAGGACCACGCCACTACAACCTCGAGATGCGCACGGACTGGAACCCGAACGCCGTGTTGCTGAAACCCGAGTCGATAAAGAACCCGATGCCAGGGAAGCCGAGCAGTAATTGCTCTTGGGCGTCCGTGTCATCGAACGAGAAGACTTGGCTGTCGTTCCACCAGCAGGTGAGGACGGTGCCCACGACGCGCGCGCGGAACTTGTCGCCGTGCGCGGGGACCGGCGGCGTGCCCACCTCGACGAGTGCCGGCGTGTCTTTCCAGCGGCCGAGGTTCATGTACGCGCCGTCGTGCGCGATGTTGATCTCGTAGCCGCGGGTGTACGTGTCGCCGAATGACGTCGAGCGGAGCGCGAGATTGTCGCGGTAACGCAGGAGGATTTCGACCTCGCCCCACGGCGGGCCGCCCGACAGCCCACCCTGCTTGTGGACGATGGCCTCCACCTCGTAGTCGAGGCCGAAGCCAGCGTCCAGGTAGGCATGCGAGTCGTTAAACGACCCGCCGGCCATCGTCCCGTAGGCGACGCCGCTGACGGTCTGGACCTTGGTGTTCGTGATGTCCTGTTGCTTCCACCGCCCGCCCTCGGAGAGCGGGTTAATGTTCGGGCCGTCGAAGTGGGTGTGGTAATAGCCGCCCGGGAACGGGCTGCCCATCGGGGCGCGCTGGCGCGGCACGGCATAGGAGCGCCTCATGGCCCGCGTCTCCACATCACGCTACCTTCCCGCACGCCGACGCGCGGGCCGTAGGACGGAGCGAACGCCCGCCGCATCACCCGGCCTCGTAGATTGACGCCATGAAGACCGTGATCCAGCTCGCCGCGCTCGCCGTGTTCCTGACGAACGCGATCTTCGCATGGCGCGCCCGGCGCTCAGGCCGACGGCTATACGTTTGGGCGTTCGGCTGGCAGGCCGTGGTCGCGGCGCTCACCCTGCTCGCAGTCACGGTGCTCGGATAGGTCACGAGGGCGAGTGCCCCCACATCCCGAACTCACCGATCTGCAGCGTCACGCCGCCGGGGAAAATCCCCTCCACCGCTGACAGGTTGCATAGGTTGAAGGACGTAAGGTTGCCGTTCGTCCCGTTGATGTCAGAAATCCAATCCAGGTTGGCCATCTGGACGTGGACATGGCCCCGCATGCCGGTTTCGTCATACGGCCCGACCGCGCCATCGGCCCCGTTCAGATCCAGTGTCTTCACGGCGTCCCCGCCCGCGGGCCAGACCCACTGTTCGAGGCGACCCTTCCCGCGTGCCGCGCCGCGCGTGAACCGCTGCACTACCATCCGCCACGCGCCGTCAGCGACCGTCTGTTCTCCTAGGAAGCCCCAATCATGGGCTGCGTCGTCCGCGACATAGTTCATCATGTCGCGGTAGAAGTGCGTCAGTTCCGGCGCGTTGACGGTGGTCGAGAGATTGAGCGACGGGCTGTTGGGGTCGCAGCTCGGCGGCACCCCGCTGAACCGCGGGCCGGAGCAGGCCCCGGACCAGTACGTAGTGCAGAGCGGCGTGCTCTGACAGCCCACGCCCTGCTCGCCCATCGGAAAGCCGCAGGTGCAAGGTCCGTCCATGTCATAGCGCCACGTCTGATTGCCGACGAAGACGTTCCAGTCCACCCACTTCCCGATGTAGCAGTTGGTTCCGAGCGAGCGGAAACAGAGGTACTGGACGAGGCAGTCCTTGTTGTTCAGGGTCGGGGCGTTCAGCCACGGATAGTTGCTGCCCTGAATCCCCAACCCGCGGTTGTGCGCGTTCCCCGGCGAAGGCTCGTCCTGCATGTCGATCTCCAGCGTCTTGCCGGAGCCGGCGGGTGTCGGGAACGGGTGCAAGTGCACGCCCGACGTGCGGAACGTCCAGAAGCTCGACGCCCCTGTGGCCCACGCCTGACCACCATCGGCACGAGCATGGGTGCCGATCGCACTCGGTGTCGCGTAGTTCGAGAAGTTTTCCCGGAGCGACATGACATGATCGGGATTCTCATCGTCGAACATCGGGACATCGCTCGCGCCGCCCACGGCATCGCTCCGGGGCCCGAACCGGCCCTGCATGACGCGCGGCGACTGCCGGGGCATCCCGCCCCCGACACGGCACCGGCACGGGTGGATGAGCCGCTCCCGTGCCGGCACAGACAGCCCCGAGGCCCGCCGCGCGGAGCGCATGCGCTTACGCGATCGTGACGTCCAGCGCGCCGGCCAGGAACTTGGGCGCCGGGTCGCCGTTGTTCACCGTCTTGGACTGCGCGAGCGCGCCGTAGATCCACATATTGCCCGACGTGGACGCGTCGAGGATGGCGAAGTGCGTCACCGTCCCCCAGTTCGCCGACGGGGTCGGGAACGTGAGGTCGGCCGCATTGTCCGTCAGCCCGTCCGTCGAGCTTGCCGCCGTCCAGTTGGCGTCCAGCGGATCCCGTTGCACGCGCGCGTACGAGCCGCCCGAGACCTCCGTGCCGCCGCCCGTTTCACCCGGGGCCGCCGTGTAGAGTGCGACGTAGATCGTGGTCGGCTTCGTGAACGTCCCGGTCCGGAAGAGGTGGGTCCGAATCTGGACTTCCAGATAGTCGGTCGCCTGACTCATGCAGCCTCCCGGGGCAGGTAGACGACGCCGTCAGGTTTGTATTTCCCTTCGAGCCAGTGCTGCGCGCGCAGCCAGTCCTCGTGCGTCAGCGCCGCGGGCCAGTGGTCTTCCGCCTCGCCGTAGCGCGCGATATAGAGCGCCGTGATCCAGGGCACGACGGTCCGGTAACTGCGTACGAATGGCTGGGGTCGGTCAGGCGAGCCGAACAGCAGCATCATGTTCGCGGCCCAGCTCCGGATCTCGGCCGACTCCTCGCGGTCTTTCAGGAGCGCGGCCCAACGGGAGGCGCGATCGGCCGCGATCGCCTCGAAGACGGCGTCTTGGCCGCGCACCTGGTGGTGTTGCGCGATCAGCTGCTCGCGTTCGGCCAGCGCTCGGTGCGCGTCGCTGCGGAAGCCATCGGGGCGGGGGGCGGGTGTCGTCATGCGTCGCTCTCCTCGGTCAGGTCCGCACGACCTCGAGGCCCGTGCCTTCGAGGAGCGGGGTGATCAGCACGAGAATCCGGGGGAACCGCCCGAGCCCAGTCGGGCGCTGGTGCTCGAACCACCGCGTCGTGAGGATGTCGACCGTCTTTTGCGCGACGCCGGTGTTAGGATCCGCCGCCGCGAGGTCGCTCGTGCCCGCGCGCAGGAACTCGAACGCGAGCTCGAGCTGCGCGTCCCTGACGCGGAGCGGGACTTCGGTATCGTCGAAGTACAAGTCGTCGGGATCGGTGAGACCGTAGATCCCGGGGGCGTCGGGATCCGGGGCGTCCTGGCGCGGCCAGGCGAGTGCCTGCGTACTGGTGGTGCGCGTGCCCTTCCACACCATCGTGGTCAGTTCGCGCTGCGCCTCGATCAGCGCTTTCTTTTCGGTGTCCGTGAGACTGCCCGTCCCCGTCGTATTGACCGAGGACGGCAGGTTGAGCCGGGTTTCCGCCCGCGCGAGGTACTCGGCTTCGGTCGCGTAGGAGTTCGCCTGGGCATGGCCCGGCGTCGCCTGGATCGTGATCGCCACTATTCAGCCTTCCCTCGCCGCGGCTTCGGGTCCGCGGCGAGCTCGGGCGGGGCTTCAAACACCTGGGCGCGCGCCACCTTGGGCGCCCCGACGACCCGGGGAGGCATCGGGGGGAGTTTCGGCTCCGTGCCCTCCGGTGGCTCCGTCGAGTAGACCGGCTGGCCGTCCTTCGTGCGTTCGCGCAACATGCCCCGGGCGTCGATCGGCCAGTGCTCGCGCTGCTGACTGTCCGGACCCCAGAGCAACACCTTGCCATCGGGCGTCTTGATCATCGGAAGCGTGCGTTCCTTTCCCGCCGCGGCTTACTGCAGCGCCGCGAACGCGCTGTAGTTGATGCCGGCGGCGATCGTGCCCTGCACCTCGGTGAAGAGGCGCAGGTAGCGGTAGACCACGCCGTCGAGCTGGTTGCAGAACGGCAACTCGCGCCGCGTCGGCACCGCCGTGTCGGCCGAGTCCTTCGTGACGCTCGAGTCGCCAACGTCGAGCGCGGGCCCACCGAACACGCCGGAGGCGAACGTCGGCGAGTTCGAGAACTGGGTCTTGATCAGGTAGCGTTCGTCGCCCGTGGCGACCTCGATCGCCGTGATGTCGACGATCACGCGGCCGTCGACGCGGGCGGCGCCGAGGTCGAGCACCCGATCCTGGCCGCCCACCTGCGCCGCTGCATCGGCCGCGACGAGGCCCGCGTCCTTGAGGCGAAGGTTGACGTCGAAGCCGACGTCGATCGTATTCCGCGGCATACGTTGATCTCCTCAGTCCAGGGTGATGGTGGGGCGGCTTGTGCCGCCCCCCGCTGCAGCCCCGCGTGTCCCGCGGTTACGGCAGACCGATGGCGCACCAGTTGACCTTTTTGCCGAACGTCGTGGCGGCGACCTGCGTCGGATTCCCGCTGGCGCCGCCCGTGGTGGGCTTCCAGCCTTTGATGATGACCGACCCGGCGGCGGGCGTGCCCGCCTGGTCGCCGATCGTCGCGGTGACCCACGCGATCGCGTCGATCGGATCGTCCTGCAGCGTCGCGACGACTTGGATCACCCGCGACAAGCCGGTGACCACCGTGTCGGCCGCGGCGACGGTCGTGTGTTGGCCGTACGCGACCGCGAGCTCGTCGTCGAAGTGCTGACGACCGGTGCCCGTGATCTTGCCGCCAACGAGTTTTGAGACGGGCATCGCTTAGGCCACCACGGGCGCGTTCGAGATCCCGCCCAGCCGGGCGATGCACTTCGGATGTTCGGCGACGAGCGACACCAGCCACTCAACGCGGGTCGTCAGGAGCGGCGACTGGTCCGACTCACCCAGATCGCGCACGTCCATCGCCCCGTTCTGGATGCCGCGCAGGTAGCCATCCCCGAGGGACACGCAGTAGATCGAGGTCGACGTGGTGCCGCCCGGCGTCCCGCCGACGTCGCCCTGCTCGTCGAAGGCGAGCGGCTCGACGCCGTCGTTCTCCGGGTACGGCTCGACCATCGGCAGGCCGTTGTAGGTCGGGATCTGACGCCCGAACTCGTCGGGGCGCCACATCACGAAGCCGCCGACGTCGCTCTTGCGCGCGGCCTGCGTGATGCGCTGGATCATCGTCTTGTTCATCCACAACTGGCGGTTCGGCCCGCTGACCTTGCCGATCAGCTGGTCGAGCAGGAAGAGCGACAGCGGGTCGCCGTTGTCCGTCGTGCCCGCCGCGACGAGCTGCGAGGAGCCGAACGGGATGCGGGCCTGCAGGCCGTCGAATTCGCGCGGCTCGGTGATCGAGTCGCCCTTGATCACCTTGCTGGACAGGGTGGCCGCGAGCGCCTTGGCCTTCAGCGTCTCGTGGGTCGCCCGCACGCCCGGCCCGAACATCTTGACGTTGGCCGGATCGACGGTGAGGTCACCGCCCGCAATGCGCAGCACCTCGGCCTGCGGATTGACAATGCCGGCGGACGAGATGTAGGCCTCGTTCAGGCCGCGGAACGCGATGCCCGGCAGCACCGCTTCCTGGTCGTACGCGTAGGAGTTGCCCGGGATGTCGGCGAACGGGAGGTTCGCAAGCCAGGCTGACGCGCGGGCGAACGTGGCGATGACGCCGGCGCGCTTGGTCTCGCCGTTGTTCAGCGCCAGCTTCGCCGCTTCCATCATCGAGATCGCAGGCATGGCGTGTCCTCAGAGAGCGGGTTGTGGTCACCCTCGAGGCCACGCACACCGTAGGGCCGGAGGGATTCTGCGCCTGGTCGACGGGATCGCCCCGTCACAACGGGCGCCGGAATCGCTCCGGCCCTACGGTCCTGCCCCTGCGTTTAGCTCGGTGGCATCGCGCCACCCCGACATGGTGCCGGGATCGCCCCGGCCTAACGGTTAGCCTTCGTTCGCCTGCGCGATCGCCGCCGCGGGGTTCGCTTTCAGATCCTCGTAGTTCACGCGACCGCCAGGGCCCGAGCCGCCTGAGGCGCCGGTCGGCGTCGTGGCGCCGGCGGCGCCGCCGCCCGACGCCCGCGACCCTTGGACCCACCCGCCGCGCTGCTTGATGATCGTGCCCACGTGTTTATCGACGGGCTTGCCCGGTTCGGCTTTGACGATGGGCTTGCCGTCCGTCGACAGGTCGAACTCCTCCCCGTGGAGCTTCCAGCAGTCGTCGAGGTGCTTGTCCAGCATGCCCTGTTTGCGCAGCTCCGCCTTGACACGATCCTCCAGCTTGATCCTGCGGTTCTCGGCGCGCAGGCCTTCAAGCTCTTTGACCTGGGGCGCATACTCCTCGCGGATGCGTTCCTCGATGTCCTTGTACGCCTTCGCGAGTTCGGCCTCGGTCTTGCCGGCGGCCGCGCCGGCCGACTTGCCTTTGAGCTCCGCCAGCTCGCGCGCCGTCCGGTTGGCGGCCTTCTCGGCCGCGTCGCGCTTCTCACGCTCTTCCTTCAGCGCCGCGGCCGCTCGCGCCGCGTAGTCGATCGGCACGAATTTGCCGTCCTGCTCCTCGTAGAGGTCCTCGAGGTCCTTCGGAATATCGGCCTGCTTGTCGTACGTCTTCAGCGGCACATGCGACCCCCAGGTTGCGCGCGTGCGGCGCGAGGTATAGGGCGAACGGGTGAAGGGTAGGGGACGGCCTGTGAAAACCGCAATGTTCGATAAAACTGCTAGGCGGCGACCGCACGCCCACGGCCAGCCCGCCGGGCCTGCACGGGGTCGCGAGCTAGGAAGTAGACCGCGATACACCGGCAGTTGTGTAGAATCACACTGTCGGCTAGATACCAGCCCCGTCTTGTTTCGAGGTTATAGACCAAGCCATGAAACTCAGTCCGCGCGATACTCAAGACATTGTCAAACGCTACCGCCGCGGTGAGCGAGCGGCGGAGCTCGCTCACGTGTTCAGGGTCAGCATCCCCTGCATCTATCGCGTGGCCCAGTTGGCCGGCGTACAGCGTATCGACGCCCGCATTCGATGGCCTGGCATGAACGTTCGCGCGATTACCCAACACTATCGAGAGGGCGAGAGCATCAACCAACTCGCGAAGGCGTACGGCGTCGCCCGACTCGTGATCGATCGCGTGCTCGACGAGGGACGCGTCAAGCGGCGCGGCCAGTCCGACGCCGAGCGACTGAAGTGGCACCGAATGACGCTCACCCAGCGAAAGCGGCAAGTTGCAGCTGCTCATGCAGCGCGACGTGGGCAAAAGGACCCCCTCGAGCGACGCATCCAGCGCGCGCGCACGCGACAGATCCGCGGGTTCACGCAATCGCCTTGGGAGCCCGGATTGCACGCCATGCTCCGCCAGCGCGGGATTCCGTTCGTAAAGCAGGCTGCCATTGGCCCCTACAATTGCGACTTGGCTATCGGCCGCGTCGCCGTGGAAGTCGCCGGCGGCCACTGGCACCTGCTGCGGCCGGATGTCGCCCGCTTCGAGAAGAAACGCTTTCGCTATATCCTCGATGCGGGCTGGCATGTGCTGACGATCCGCTGCGATCCCAAGCGACCAATCACCGCCGCGGCGGTGGACTACTTGGTCGCCTTCCTGGAGTTTGCCCGCCGCGAGCCAGCCGCGACTCGTCAGTACCGGGTGATTCGGGGTACAGGTGACTTCGTGGCCGCTGGCCGTGTGAATGGTGACAACTTCGCCATCGAATACCCGCGTGGTGGCCGCTATCGCATCGGGAGCAAACGTCGGCACTGAACCAATGAGGCAGTTGAACGTGCTCTCGCCCGGGATCAGCTCCCCGTTCGAGAAGTGCTCGTCCCAGCCGACCGTCTCGCCCTGCATGGCGACGTGCTCGGGCCGCTCGCGATCGTCCAACACCCCGGCCCAGCGTTTCATGAGGCGGCCGCTCTCGACGAACCCCTTGTCGATCGCGTCCTGCCAGCTCAACCGCTGGCCGAGTTTCTCCGCGTCAAGCGCCATCGTGCGGGCGTTCGTCTCGGCGTTCCAGGCCAGGAAGCGGCGGCGGTAGGCTGTGGTCATGGTCTCGATCTGCTCCGCGCTAAGCTGGCCGGCCCGGAGCGCCCGGTCGAAGCGGCGATCGCGCAGCTCGTAGGAGAGCGGATCCCGGCCCGTCCCTTCGAGCGCGCGGCGGAAGTTGCGCACGGCGCGCTCCTGGTTCGGGGCGAGCCCGATGACCTGGCGCAGCT